TTCTTTGCAAGATCGTCCTCTTTGGCTAAGTGATACAGGATTTGTGGGCCTACGTCACTCTCCAAAATGGCATCACGAATGGGGTCGCTTACCGCAACACCACTTGAGGCCACCATGTCATCAAAATCGGGAATATCGGCCTTCGCTGCTGCAACCTTCTGCGCCCAAGTAGAAATTACTTTCTGCCGCGCTTCGTCTGCCCTGCGCTCCAAATCTTCCTTATCTCGCCTAACCAATGCCTGCTCAGCCGACCAATCTGCTAATGCCTCTGCATATTCAAAAGCATCCGTAAATTGGCTCGGTTGAGGCTTTTCGTCAACTGCTTTAGCCTGTTGGGGCTGTTGCTGCTGCTTAAAAGCCGCTAACTCAGCTTCCAGCTTTTGCCTTGCTTCACGTTCCTGCGCCGCTTCTTGACGGGCCTGTTCGCGCTGCTTGGTTATCTCTGAAAACCGCTTTTCGAGTTTCGGATTCTGTTTCCGTTCCTCTGTCGGTTTCGCTTCCTTTTCTGCTCCTGATTCACTCCCATCATCGTTATCTGACGGCTCTGAAGGAGTATTCTCAACTTCAGCCTCGCCAGAACTTTGATCGGCTAAATTCATTTTCTGAGCATAAAATTCCGCTGCATTCTCGCTAGTCAAAACTTGACCGGCTTCTTTTTCACTTGACATGAGTTTCCTCAAGATTTTTACCCAGTTAAAACCTAACTGGTAAGGTTGTGTGGTTTATACCACAATTCTATATAGCGCGCTCGGTTGTTTCCAAGGACGCTGCGTGGGCCGATGCCTTATCCAAATGGGCCAACATGAGGGCAATTTCACCCTTCATACGTTCAATTTCCAGTTGGGTTTGGGTTTTCAGCACAGTATCGTGGGCCGTGGTCTCGACCTTGAGTTCCATTTCCTTATGGCGCTCGGCGTTTTTCAGTTCAATATCGTGGGCGCGGTTGGTTTCTTTAATCAACACGCGCTTGGTCTCGGCATCCTGCTTGACCTGTTCGATGTCCTGGCGCTGCTTGATGACCATTTGCATTTGTTGTAGCTGCTGCTGCATCTGCTGCATTTGAGCCTGATTTGCCTTGAGTTGCATCTGGACTTGGGGCGGCACAGGTGATTTATCGTCAATTTGCGACATGGGATTGGCGGCGGCAAGACGGTCTGCGATGACCTCTGCGCCAGGGAAATCCATGTTTCGGAACACCAAGTCGCCCGCAACTTTGAACAGTTCGGGGTTGCCGTTCACCAGTGGCATCATGGCCTCGACTGCCGCTTGGCGCTTGGAATTGAAGCCTGGGCCGGTATCCATTACCACATCATACTGCCCAACAGTCATGTCGTGCATCACTTTGTAAACGCCTTGCTCATCCTGTGTGGGCTGGTTAATCTGCACTAAGTCAGGTTTACCGTCATCACCAATGATCCGCATGACCCGCTGGGAGTCATAAATATGCGGAATAAGGTCAAGAATGATCTTGCCGGTCTGAGCAATTGACTTTGTAAGGTTGTCGTAAAAGTCGAAATTGGTCAGGTCAACTTGTTGCTGCTGCCCATTTAGCGCCTTGCCAGATATATTGCCTGGCAATTGCTGGGACGGGTCGTAAATGCCCATCAGGGTAGCAATATCGGTGTTTATCCCTGCGGCTGCTGCCATGACACCAGACGGCGGCGGCTCGGGTTGGAGGCGCTGAGGAGGAGGCGCAGGCTGACCGTCAATGTCGGTTTGCTTGTAGCGCAGCAGAGGGAATGACTTGACGTTAGCCGCTGCCCATTCGCTTTCGTGGCCCTCATCTTGGCCTTCTGCCATTACCCACTTGGCCTTTGGAGCCAATGCGACAGATTCCGTAATGGTGGTCTGCCAGAAGTTGTACATGCGTTGTGCATCTTTAGCGTGGCGAACCATGCCGAACTTGTGGCGTTTGTCTCCAATGACAACGTGGCGACCGTAAACAGGCACGACAGGAATGTATTGACCAGGCCAATCACGTTCTTCAATCACCTCAACGGCGGTCAGCTTTTTCCACTTGATTGTCCGCTTGTAAGATTTGCGCTCACCGATGATTTGAATGCCTGCCGCCTCAAGACGGGCGCGGAAATCTTTACCCTCAGCAAACGTGGACGTTCCATTGCTCAGTTGGTACAAGGTAGCAGATTCGCGGTGGACGTAGAAATACTCGGCAAGGCGAATATCCTCTTTGGTAATCCATTCCGACTGGCTATCTCCCGTTCCACGCTGGGTAAAAGACGTTCCATCATCATTGTCGGGGTACAACTTGCGGAACTTTTCCTTGCTCATCATTGTGGTGATTAAGCAACGCTCTGCGTCTGAACCGTCTACACGCTCAGAATTAGGGTCAAAGTAGACGGTGAATGGGTTGGGAATCGCGTCGATGTAGATTTCTTGGTCGAACGAATCCTCTTTGACGTAATTTGTGGTTACGCGCCAAAAGCCCCAACCCATTCGAACGGCGTGGTCAAAGGCGGTGTCGTATGCGTTGTCCGCGTTGGAATTGACCTCAATGTGGCGGCACATTCCCTCAATCACTTGGGCGGTCTTTACGTCCGCTTCGTTGTTTGTGGCGTGAACCTTAATGCGGGGACGCTGCTGGCGCTGCTGATTGGTGACCTGGCGGCAGTATCCGTCTAGTTTATTGATTGTCAGGACAGGGCGCGATTCAAGATTGCGGGAGTTTTGCAGTTCAACGGGCCATTGGTCGCCATTGACAAACTTCAAATCCTCCAGACCTTCCTGGCGATTCATGGTGTCTGCGTCATTGCAGAGTTTGAGGAAGTCAATTGCTTCGTCAATTATTGGGTCAATATCCATTTAGGCCATCCATGACTGTGGTGCGTTGTAGGTCGGTTTCGCTACCCGTTTCTTCGGCTCATTGACAACTAACCCTAGCATTCTGAACGCATCAGCCCCGTGCGAATACTCATCGTGGACGGGGTTTTTGCTGAACATCTTGGTGTCAGGGTCAACGTCAAACCGATAATGTCGCAAACATTGTAGCCCATCCGCGCAATTTTCCCTATCAAACCAAGAATTCTTGAAAATCGTACGCGCCGCGTTAATACTGTCAGGTATCGGCGTTCTTGGGATGATTTTGGTTTTATACCCTGCCGCACGGATAATTTGGTCAATAGAACGCCCTGCCGCTGCGAGGGTCTTATTCTCCGCATCGTGTGGCAGCCATAGTGTATCGTATACATAACCGTAAGTTTGCATCTTAGCCAGGTAGTCCGAGATGGTTTTTTGGCTGTCCTCATGGTAGCGAATCAGGCGGGTTTCCATCCCAATAAACTGGACAAACCATATTGCCGTGGCATCCGACCAGCCAAGGTCAAAGACTGCATGGACGGGTTTGGTAGCGTCATAGGCCACTTTGGTAATCCGCTGCTCCAAGTCTGCCATCTGCATCTCGCGGGCAAATACGGCGCCATCCACGGTTTGGCGGCAGATTCCCTCCCAAACGGTGTTGTACGCCTCAATGTCCCTATCTCGCAGGGAATTCTTCTCTAACTCTAGGGTTTCGGGGAACCAGGGGTTGTCTGACCAGTTAATCTTTTGGACTACTGAATTCTCAGGCGGGTAAATAACAAACCGCTGGTAAGTCTCATCCGTCTCCAACTCAGGGTTGAACGTAACCCATATCTCGGAATCCTGCTTACGAATCGTAGGAATTAAGACATTCCACGACAACCGGCTGGTTGTTTGGGCTTCTTCAACCCAGCAAATGTCCACGCCTTCGTAGGATTTGACGTTAGCCACGTTGTTCTTGAGGCCAATAAAGGAGAATTCTGTACCGTTTTTGCCCCGAATGCTGGCCTGGGTAATCTCATAAAACCCGTCTAGGCGCAAGTCAATGATTTGGTCGCACAGTAATTTGTGGACAGAATCCCTGATTGACGTCTGAAACTCGCGGGCGCATAGGATACGCAATTGCTTTTGAGCGCCTTTGATAAGCAATGCCCTGGCTACTCCCCACGACTTTGCCCCGCCTCGACCACCGAACAGCACCCGATACCGGCTTTTCTCAGGCTGAAACAGACATTGCAGCTTCTGCGGGAATGCCGCATTAGCTATTGCGCCTTGGACTTCAGTCATTAGGCTTTACAAAGGTGACCTGGATGCCTTGCAGTGGCTCACCATCTGCGCCGGTAACTTCTTGCTTGACCGTTTCAGACCAGCGCATTTGCGCCTTTGTCCACCATATTAGGCTGGTTGTGTCGCCGGCCACCGCTTTGGAAAACAACGTTTTAGCAATCTGCCCGTTGGCCTTAGCTTTGCCAATGTCCAATTCAGCGCGGTAATGTTTGCGCAGCGTCTTATCGTCTATCCCCACAAGGATGGCGATCTGTTCGTGAGGCAAGCCTAACCCACTACTGGATTCCACCAGTTTGCGGGTTTGATCGTTAACTATGTGCTCAAGCATTTTATTAAGGGGAAATGTTAGGGTTAATCCTAACAAAAAAAGTTAAAAAAGCCAATTTTTTCCTTTATAGTCGCGTCATTCCTTAACACGAGGTCTTTTATGCAAACAAAATTAAGCCAAGTTAAAGCAGCCTACATAGCAGGCGATTACAAAAAAGCATTGTGCATTGCAGCAAAATTTCCTGATCTTGGCGCAGAACGCAAAGCTATTACGCTTGCCGCAGAATGCTTTACTAACCCACGCTTTTATAGCCAATTGGTTGATATTGAACAATCTAAAAACAATGGAATTCAAGCGTTAGCTCTCCGCTACGGGTTCTAAAAGTCCTAAGTCAACTTCTACTTCGCCGCAGGCTTGCGCGGCTTTTTTACCATCGCCTTTTACAAATACCAACACATTTTGGTGTGTTTTTCCTAATTTGCGGCTTGCGCTAAATTGCTTGCCAGCCCTAATTGGTAGGCTTCCAATTGCTGTAATTAGGATAGCTTCATTGTAATATTCTAAACCAGCGTCCTTAAATGCTTGAACTGTATCGCCTACAAAGTTGTAATAATTACCTTTTTTATCCCGCACTTCACCAACCACAAAACAAGCAAACCGGTCATTTTTAAGCAATTTGCAAGTTTTTTTAATAATTTCAAAATATGCCGTTTTAAATTCTTGATAAGCCAATGTGCTTAAATCTTTTGGGTCATTGCTATAAACTTCTAAATCAGCATAAGGAGGGCAACTAAAAACCATGTCAGCTTGAACATCGGCGCAAGTGCTGTCTATATTGCGGCTATCACCGCATATCCATGCAGGTGGAAATTCATCATCTATACAAATTTCGCCGCCTTGGGCTCTGTTTGCATCAACTTGTTCTTGCCGTAATTCGTGCCCAATATATTGCCGCCCCAGCTTGCTTGCCACAATGCCACGAACGCTGCCACCAGCAAAAGGGTCTAAGATTAAGCCGCCAACAGGAGAAAACCAAATGTAAGCCAATTCGCAAAGCACAGGGTCAAATATACTTGTTCCGTTTTGTTCGCTTGCATTCCCTTCTGTGCCAAATGTTTTTGCACTTTTGCCGCCTTTTGCATAAAAATCTGATGGTCCTGCGTGACCCCATATTCCGCCGCCGCCGCCAGGACGCGCATTTGGTGTTTTAGCCATAACTTTTTGCAATATTTTTTAAGCCAACAAGCCTTTTGCCATTTTTATCATAACCAGCAACCATTACGTTTCCCCCTGGCGCTGCGCTGCCATTTTCACCACGACCTTCTTCAGATTTAATGCCAAGAGCTAACCAAGCGCGTTTGCGGTCTTGCCACCAACCTTCGCGGGCATTTAATACGCTAAATGGGGGAATTAAAAATTTAGTTGACAAATTCCCTTTATTTATAGGTTCAATTGCTAAATCTTCTTCATCGCCCGCTATAAGCAAATCTATTTCATTAGGGTCAAATCCCAATAACTCCAAAGCAAACCCGTCTGCCAGCAAGTCGTTTAACTCAATGGTCAGCATCTCATTGTCCCACCCAGCGTTAAGCGCCAGGCGGTTGTCGGCAATGATGTACGCCTTCTTTTGGGTTTCCGTCAAATCTGCTAACTCAATGGTCGGCACTTCGGTGTAACCCAGCTTGCGGGCAGCCAATAGCCTGCCATGCCCTGCAATGATTCCGTTTGTCCCATCCACCAATATCGGGTTAGTCCAGCCAAATTCCTTAATGCTTGCCGCGATCTGTGCCACCTGTTCGTCAG